CACAACTATTGGATACCAGGCGTTCTATAAATGTATCGGTTTGACGGTGGTGGTCATCCCGGATAACGTCACAAAGATCGAACTTGTCGTGTTCGGCGCTTGTACCAGTTTGACGAGTCTCGTCATCGGGGATGGCGTCACATCACTCGGAACATGGGCGTTCGATGGTTGTACTAGTTTGACGGATCTCACCATCGGGAATAGCGTCGAAGTTATAGGAGATGGTTCGTTCTATGGGTGTACCGGTTTGACAGCGGTTATCATCCCAGATAGCGTCATAACTATAACACAGAAGGCGTTCATATATTGTAGCAATTTGACGGAGGTGACCATCGGGAATAGCGTCACATATATCGGCCTTAATGCGTTCCTAAATTGTACCAGTTTGGCGGCGGTGACCATTCCTGATAGCGTGACATATATCGGCACTAATGCGTTCCAAAATTGTACAAGTTTGAATGAGGTGTGTGTCGTTAATTCAGAAAATATTACGACCGTTTATACTAATTCATTTACAGATTTAACTGGCGGAGATAATTACACAGGTTCTATTATTAGATTCGGAAATAATGAAGTAACTGTAACTGGTACTTGGTTACAAATCATAGACTACTATGATGAAACTGTATACGGATCTATCGACGAATGCCAAGGAACATTGACAATCTCAAACGTATGTTTCCCTGCGGGAACGCCTATCCATACCAACAAAGGAATTATCTGCGTTGACTTAATCGATCCGAAAACCCATACCATTCGCGACAAACAAATTGTCGCCATTACCAAAACCATTACACACGAAAAATACTTGGTGTGTTTCGACAAGAACGCACTCGGAAACAACATTCCGTCTCAACAAACCATCATTACCAACAACCACAAAATATTTTATAACGGAAAAATGGTAAAATCCAAATATCTTTTGGGTAAATCTACAGGAGTTAAAACTCTTAAATATACAGGAGAGCTATTGTATAACGTATTGTTGGAAAATCACGATAAAATGATCGTCAATAACTTAATTTGTGAAACATTGCACCCCCAACACGAAGTCGCGCAATTATACACTCTATTAAATAAAACAACACCAAATCAACATGAAAAAATTATAAAAATGTACAACAACTACATTATTAAAAATAACCTTTACAAACAAAATAAATGAAATGGAAGAACAGATTTCCAATTTAGAAACAGAACTTCAAGCAACAAAGAGCATATTACTTCATGTTTTATGCTATGAACTACAATAAAAAAATAAATCATTTTTTATTGTAATACTGTTTCACGTTCCACCGCAAATATTATTATGCACAAGACCGACAAAAAAGTCAACCAACCAACAAAAAACGATTTTATTATATTTTACACCCCGCACAACATACATACTACACTATACTCTACTCTAATACGGCAACTCGTACTCGTCGTCATCGTGACCCCAGAACCCCCAATCTTCAAACTTCGGAACATTGTCAGGATGGAAACGGTTCTTCATAAGGTCCTCCTTGAATACCATACAACGACGCCACATCGCCGCGTAGTCGTACTCGAAAATTGAAGGGTTCGTCAACAATTCCTTAATATAAATACGACTAAGAGTATTATGATCGTCGCATTTATTTTTAAACAACCGCAAGGCCGAAGTGTTTCCAGACAAAGAACACCAATTAATATTCAATGGATTTGCTTGAAGAAAGTCCACCGCATTGGGGTGTTGGTTGCTAGAAAACTTGGACCAAACTATTTTGTCTTTATTTTCCAGAAGAAACTCAATCGCCGCAAAGTTTCCAGATAACATACTCCAGTTTATCATTTCTTGGTTATTTATCAACATCTCCACCGCCTCGGGTGACGTGTTTAAACACAACATATCCCAGTCAATATTATCTGGATATTTTTTCAACATATAAATCGCAAACGGCGACGGGTTCATCGACAAGAATGACCAATCAATAATGTCTTGATTTTTCACCAAGAATTCTCCCGCGGAAGAATTTCCCGAGAATTCCCTCCAGAAAATATTAGCAGGATGTTTAGTAAGCAGCGTGATTGCTTCCTTGCACGTGTTTTTGGAGAGTTCCTTCCAATCGATAAGTAGGAAATATTCATCCAGCAATTCTACTGCTTCAGGACAGGTGTTTCTAGACAACATACCCCAATCAATCGCGGAAAGGTTGTTTCTCAAAAACGTAACCGCGTCAGGCGACGGGGTAGCCGACAAATTAGGGCGTTTGTTTCTTATCAAATCAGTGCGACACAGCGGGTCATCTTTTACTAAATTTAAAACCAACGAAACACCGCGAGTATTGGACAACAACATCATAATGGTATATTCATCCATCTCGTCATACAACAGTAGACGTATTATATTAATATCTGCTTTCTCGTTGTCGGTGTCAACAAGCTTGACACACGGACCGTAGTAATAAGCATCGGCAGACATCATTGTGTTATTTCGTTATTATTAACGTTGATGGTTATGGATAAATTACAACATATGTGTAAAATGTTTTCAATTTTATATTATGATTTCAACCGATTGAAATATAATAAAAATTTTTTAACACCAAAATTTTTATTATATTACTATATTAGATGCCAAGTAAAAAAATAATGTCCGTTAGAAGAAGGACAGAAAAAAAAGCAAAGAGTAGAAAAAAGTTAAAAAAGAGAAAGAGTAGAAAAACATTACGAAAATACGGTGGCGGGGATGTATTTAAGGGTTGTGCTCGATGTGAAACGCTGTTTGAATCTGATGAAAACCCGCTTGGTGGAGGATTTAGCGGGGTTATTTGTTATAAGCATAGAAGTTGCAAGTCTTGTTGGTTTGGTCCTGAACTTGATACTAATTGGGGTCTGGATGCCCCAACAAAAGGAGAAAGGAATAAAGAAACAAATTTAACCAAAAATATTCCTTTGACAAAAGACCCATTTCGCAAAAGAATACCTCACTGTCCCGGTTGTTATAAAAATTTACCACCATTTAATTCTACCGAAACTATTGGTAAAGAAAATTCAGGCGGTGTTATTGAGATTGATTGAAATACACAATTATTTTTTATTGTTAATAAAATAAATATAATCATATTGTATGTTTATATTTATTGCTGGAAATCATTTTAAACAAGCTATAAATGTAGGTAAGAAATATATTAAAAAAAACAAAAAACCAATTATTAATTTTGCAATCGAATCAACAGATAAATCAAAAACCGTATACCAAGAATATAAAAACTTAATTTCTCATCTACCTAATAATAATTTTTCAATAGCATTTAAGTTATCATCTGTTAATTTTGATAATCATTTAATAAATGATCTGGTAGATATATGTAAAGAAAAAAAGACAAGATTATTTATTGATGCTGAAGATAATTACTATAATGATAAATATCAATCTATTACATCTGAATTAATGGCTACACATAATCATAGTAGAGGTGTAATTTATAAAACTTATCAAATGTATAGAAAAGATTCTATTGATATGTTAAAATCTGATTTAGAATTATGTAAACAATATAACAAAATATTTTGTGGAAAGCTGGTTAGAGGTGCTTATTGGAATACTGAACATAAAGACGGACATTTATTTACAAATAAACAAGATACTAATGATTCGTATAATAAAGGAATCATAGAGATATTTAATAGTAATAATTTTCAAAGAACACCTCAAGCTGTTTTAGCAACTCATAATAAATGTTCTGCTGAATTAGGAATGATGTTAAACAAAGAACAACAATTATTCGATTTTGCGCATTTACAAGGAATGAGGGAAGGTTACTATAACAAATTTACTAATAATCAGAACGTTCATGTTTATATACCATATGGTCCATATAATGAAATGATTCCATATTTAACTAGAAGACTATATGAAAATCTAGATATTTTTCAAAATATATTTTAACAAAAATAATTCAAAATATCTTTATCCGAAACAATATAAATGTTTTTATATATTTAATATAACAACACCCAAGTATGAGTACCACCGAAACCCCTACAGACAAAAATACGCATGCGTATTATACAAATAATGGGTTTAAATATTGCGAATGGTCTGGAGAGTGGTCATACGATGACATTAACACAGATTCAACCACCCGATCTATTAAGAATGGGTTAAACGTAAAATTCATTTTTTTCTATACCGACGAGTGTCGTGAAAGCAACGCATACAGACCTAAATGGGACTCATTCAAGAATGCGATTGACGGAAAAACCATCGAGGGAAATATTGTCCGCTGCTTAGAATACGAATGCACCGTTCCAAACGACCACCTAGCGTGCCTTATTGAAAAATACGATGTCACCGAATATCCGTCCGTAAAACTGGTCTCTAATTACCCGAATAAAACCGATACGATGGCGTTGTTGGAACCAATATTTAAGTACAGAATTTCTCTTGACACACCATAATCAATTATCCAAACACGTTTTCGAACGAATAAGTCACATAAAGAAACCCGTCTATGTCCTTATTTAGTGCGTATATATCCCCGACCAATTTATAAGACGATGGGATGGTTTTATTGGTAAATATAAATATCGCCTTTTCGCACGGCAATTTCATTCTTTTTCTTATAACGAACACGAGTTGCCCCATGGTGAGGTCTTTCGGGACCAAAAACTTCTTTTTATCTAAATAGGGGACCTCATCAATAAACACATTCGCCTGTTCGCAAATAACGGGTATTCTGTCTGGATAATTGGCTAGAACTCGTTTTGATTCATCGCGTCTATCTCTAAAGGAGTGTTCCGACTTAAATCGCTTGTTTCCTGAAAACATAATTATTATACAACAATTATGTTTAACCTTATTTTACAAAAAGTAAATTATGTAAAATTCGAAATTTTAAACTGATTCGGACTGTATTTATTGGATTTTGTAAAAGGTATTGTCACACGATTATTACTATTTTCATGGACTATTTTAGGAAATGTTTTTACTCCTTTTTGTGCCATAATAAAAATATTTACACGTTTTTCTTCACATCCTTTACAACCACACATATTGTCCGTATAATGGTCTGGTTGAATAACGTTCATATATTGGTTTTCTAAACATAAATTCATATAAAACACATATTGTTCTCCAGTATATGGAATAACGTCCGCACCCAAGTTGGTTCCCCATTT